GGGAGGGTCTATTGATATTGCGGGTACAGCCCACAAACCCGATGTCCCTGCTTCAGAGATTTGGAAGAAATCCGCCGGGGTACATCTTAGGTCTAAGAAAGTTCCAATCGCCGCGGGCATCGAGCGAATGCGTACCTACCTTATCCCCGACCCAATCACCCATAGACCACACCTTACAATCCACCCTAGATGTCAGGGAATCATCTCCGAGTTCGGAGGATGCCCCCATCCAGTGTCTAAAAGAACAGAGGTCTACCAGTATGACACGGACCGCAACGGTACTGTCATAGGGGTTAAGGATTCAAATAATCATGGCATAAAAGCCGTGACCTATGAGATAGTATGTAAGTTCGGGTACTCAATACCACAGGCTCAAAGTCAGAGTTTAGTTAGGAGATTCGGGTAGATGGAAGCAAAAGATATAATCTCTCAAGTACAGAAGGTAAAAGAATCTGCCGTCAGGGTGGCGCTGAAAACCAGGTGGGACAGCGACCTCAATATCTATCTTCGTGATGCCCATAAGATGAAGGGTTCCAATGGAAATGCTTTGCCCGGAGTTTACAATGTTACATCGGCAGACCCACAGACCTACATGGATAGAATCACAGGTCTTATGTCCAGGGCCGAGCCGAGACTGCGCGTTGTTTCTTCTATGTCGGACGAGCAGGTAAGGATGGTAGAAAACTGGTGGAAGTGTGTTCTTTACTCTGCCAACCAACTATACTCCGGAAACTCAGAGACAGCTTTATTCCCGTCCCTTGCGTTCTACACTAACCTGCGCGGGTTCCCAATCACTCGCAATGTAATCTACCGTGACGAAAACAACAAGACAGTATTTGAGATTAAGCCGCTTGATTCTTATGACACTTTCTGGAAGAAGTATGGCAATAAATTATCCTGGGCCTGTGTTATCTCAACCATGGAGCCGGAGGATATAGAAGCATTCTTCGGAGTCCCAATAAAAGAGAAGACGGAGGTTTATAACTATTGGGGCAAGGACGGAGTTGAATATATAATCATAGGGGATAATTTCCTGAGTAAGCCCAGGGATTATATCAAGTACGTTCCGTTCTCTATCTGCCCGGTGGCTACTACACCGCAAGTCAATGGAACCAATACGAAGAAAGATTCCATGGTTGGAGAGTCTTTATACCATAGTGTGCGTGATACAATCAAGGAACGCAACGACATTCTCTCAATCATAAAGACCCACGCTATGTTGGGTATGCGCCCTCCGTTGGTCCATACGTCTGACGGAACAACTGCTCGCGAGATTAAAGAGTACCCTGCCGAGTGGGGAACAGTCATGGAGCAGTTGGCAGAGGAGAAGTTCGACTCATTAAAGTTCTCCGACATGGCTAACACCAACGCTATGTTCTTCAATATGATGGACGGGGAATACCAGAGAGGGACGGTCCCCAATAACGAGTATGGCGGATTGAACTTCCAGCTCTCCTCACTGGCGCTTGATACATTGTCCAGCCAGCGCGGGGTAGTGTTCCTTCCAAGACAAACCACATTGGAGAATATGTATAAGTCTATCTTCAACCAGATGTTCCAACAGTTCATAGACGGTAATTTCGATACCAAGATGATAGACGATAGCGGCAAGGAGATTGTCGTAAAGTTCACAGACCTTGCTCCTTTGCAGAGCAAGTTCCGTATAGACTTCGATGTAGACGTAGAGTCCCCGGAGCAGGAGACATCTAACTACCAGAAAGCGGTCATGGCCCTTAACGCGAGGATGCCTTTGGACTTCATTGTAAGGAACGTCTTTAAGGCTGAGGACCCCGACAGACTATTGGCGATTATCGCTGATGAGAACCTGATGAGGGAACTGCCTGAGATAAGATTGGTCCGGGCCTACGACCAGGCGATGAAGGATTCTGTTAATCTCAAAGGGGACGAGAAGGCCGCTAAACTCTTAGAGGCCAAGTTCCTTGAAGGAAGGATTGCTCAGATAATACAATCCATGCAGCCGCAGCAACCCGGTCCTACACAGGGCATAGCGCCGGGTCAGGCCGGGCCGGGCCGGGGCGCGCCGCCCGCGCAGGGGGTGATGTAATGGGACACATGGAAGACCTTGGTAAGAAGATAGATAAGATGCTTGCTCCTCCTCCAATGCCTAGACCCAGGATGAGGGGTTCCATCATGCCTCCCAAGATGCCTGTATTAACTCCTAAGCAGAAGATACAACCGAAGGAGAGTAAGTATAAGTTTCTATAATGCTCAACTATAACCTGTTTGAAAGTAACGCCTATAAGCCTGATGACGCTGAGAAGATTTTCGGTGGCACTACTTATTTGTGCCAGACGTTCACTCCGGGAACTTCACACATGTTATGGGCAGTACAGGTTAAGTCATTGGTCTCCGGGACCGTGACTTGTAAGATATACGAAACTCTATTAGGAAAACCAACCGGGACCGCTTTAGGTACAGGAACGGCAACATCTTCCACCGGAGTAGGATGGATAGATTTCGTATTGAGTTCAGGAGTTAGAGTCAATAGCGGAACCGTATATGCCATGGTGTTTAGTTCTGCCAGCGCCGTAAGGTTGCGATACAACCAAAGCGGAACATACACAGCAGGTTTCCCATATGCTTCAACAGATTCCGGAGTGACCTGGACTGCACACACAGATGGTGACTTCTTATTCACTGAGTGGGGTATGTCGTTACCATCTGGTAACACGACAAGGATTCAGTTATATCCAAGGTCCGAAGGTTCTCATACTCAGTTAGTTCCAGTGGCAAATGGCCTTGCCTCGGAAATGCCCAACTGGCAATGTGTTAATGACCCAGTGGATGCTCCCAACGAAGGAACAGATTGCGTTGCTTACTATGTCACAGATGCCACCGGGTTCCTATCAGGGAAAGATGAATCAGTAGCTGGTGGATTATCCGGGACATCCGCTATGTGGAGAACTTTCGTAGATGGGTTATGGGGGGTAGGAACAACATTTGATACCGAGTTAGAGGCAGGGGACCTATTAACAAGTCCGATACCAAATGCGTTTTATTCTTACAACTATAGACGTATAGCGGAGGTTGATTCTATACAGTCTGCTCTTGCTCTTACATTTAAACCTACTAAGTCCGGCAATCCTGGTAATGCACCCAAAGATGTCTGGTGGTTCACACCGCGTTGTAATGATGATTCTGAACCAGCGATAGTGAATATAGTTGGGAATTACGGAGGACGCGGAGGTTCCGGTGGTGACACAGGAGGCCAACGTGTAGGGAAATACCTTACCGGGACTTGGACCTTCACGCCAGGGTCAAAGGTTGTTACTGGTTCTGGTGGTAATGCTATAGATGAGGCCCAACCGTGGGCATATATAAGATATAACACTGGAGCTAACGACTTATTGGTTGCATATGTGGCTACTGATAATGAGATTCATCTTGCTCATAGTTTCCCCGGTTCCAATATTAGAGTGTCAAGTACGGCTGTATATTGTTCGTATTCATGGACAGATGATTTAACTTATGGGTATGGGAATGGACATGCCTCTACCGCTACAATGTGGACCAAGAAGACTAAGAAGGATTCTTATTTATTAAAAGGGACACAGGCCGAAGGTGATATTAGACAGATAGATGTTGTGTTCCGTTGCGGCATGACCGACACAGACAGGATGACAACTTGTTACATAGCTACATACGATTCAAGCGCAGCAGACAAATCTCTTTATAATATGGGAATAGAAAGATATTATGAAATAGTAGACCCCGCCAATCATGTGTGTGGGACACTAACCGATGGTACTGGTGTTGCAACGGGTTCTCCCATTACAGCCACTTGGGTTGCAGCAGATGGGTTCCCTTATTACTCGGTGCAGACGGTAGATATTACAACCGCAGGTACATTCACATTGGAGGTGCTTCCTAATAGAAAGGCTTATGTGGGTAGCGGGACAGCGCTGGTTTCAACAAGTGAAGTATTTGGCGAAGGAACTCATACCATAGTAGTTTACGGAACTGGGAATATCAAGTTATACGCTCCGGCTTATGACGCAGGGGAATACACGGACGCGGAGATAGCTACTACGACCCATACAATAGTTGAAGCAGCATTAACTCGATACAGTAGGGTTGTATTCTGTCCGGGTACATGGAAGATTTATAATCCTGCCCTATGTAGCGGAACATCTTACACCATTATCGGCGTGAACAATTCTATTACATCTGCAACACGATATGATATTCTTGCCTCAGCTTGTGATGGCAGTAATGATGAAGTACAATGGAAGATTGGTTTAAACGGGTACAGAACTACGACACTGGAGAATAATCTCACCGGGTATGTATTGGAAGATTATGTCGTAGCAGGAAGAAATATAGTGGGCCTATCTACAGTTACTGCTACGGCACAGCCGTTCCTTCGATTGGGCGGTGTTGAGGTGCTAGGAACAGAGGAAACATTAACACCTCCTCATCCTTCTGGTATATGGTACACATATCCTGAGTATGAGTTCAAGACTTACAGGCAAACTATAGCACGACCCGGCGGCGGAGTGTTTACAAAGGACGACCTGATTACATTAGAAGCTGGTATTATACTAGGGAATCTAAGTGATTATCAGAACATCAGGAAAGTATTATGCACACAGATTTATGCAGAGGCTTTTGTTTCTGTTGGAGATTCATCTATAGAAACTGTGGGTCTTACCCAATATGGGTTCAAGACTTTCGACAATCGAATGGATGAGTGGGCAATGCCAGTGTTCCCCAATGGAATGAATATGCTGTGTCATAAGATATATCATCATTCACTTACCAAATATTTCTCAGATGCTATGCAGAGATTAAGAGGGGTAACGAGTCGATTCATTAACAGGCGCAGGACATCTACCACAATGGGCAAGAGAACAACATCTGGCGGTATTACGCACTAGGAGATAATATGGAAAGAATACAAAGAGGCGAACACGTATATATCAGGGTTATCAATACTCCCGTAGGTGATGGTGTACTTGCTAACCCCGACTCCGCGCCCGTGCTTACGATATGGGATAGCGCCGATAAGGTGTTACTCTCTGCGGGAGCCATGGAGAATCAAGCGGTAGGTGATTACTATTACCAGTATCTCATCCCGACTACCAGCGATTTAGGATGGTACAGGTGGAGAGCCACTCTTGTGAATAGCGGCAAGTACGAATATGCAGATGGAGCATTTGAGGTAGTATGAGAAGTTTACCTCTTGTATTGTCCAACGCGCAGAAAAGCGCGAGTGTGCGTCCTGCTGTGATTATCACCGTGGGCGATGTCGCTTTCAGAACCGCCGGGGCCACCGGGTCTACTACAACTTGCCACAATACATCTGCTGCTGCATTAACATGGACCATGGATGAGGGTGGGAGAATATTAAAAGTCAAGGAGTTGGAGTCACCTTACAAGCAGACGGCAGAGATTACCCTTAACAATTATGACAGATTACTGTTCGACCTAATCTTAAAGGGAGAACGTCTGTACATAGGTTGGGGTGTGGATACTATGGATGGGCCGTTGTATTCC